AATTAATTCATCATCCCAATCTTGTATAAATCTATGGTGTGAATCTAATTGAAGAGTATATTTTTCATCATTATATTCTTGTTGAATTTTATTTCTAGCCCAACAAGCACCTTTTGAGTCTTTATAATCTATATCAATTATTTTAAATCTAGAATCATCTTTATATTCATCTAAATTATCCCATTCATCTTCTAGACAATGCTGCCAGGCAATACCAAAAATTAAATTTTCAGGATATTTTGCTTTATCAATGCAATCTCTAAGTGTAGGTAATAATTCAGGATCTCTATATGAGGCAATTTGAATGAAAATAGTATTTTCGGTCATAACGGATTGTAAAATGTTTGTTATATATAAATATAGATAAGTAAAGGAACTTAAAGTTCCTCTATAACACCAAACACTTCTGCTAATATTAGTAATACACCAGCAAGTAATACTTGATCATTAATTAATGTTATTCCAGCCATTATTCTAATACCAGATTTAACAATACTAATACCAAAATGCCAATTTGTTTTTGATTCTTTTTCTTGCATCTTTTCTTTTTCTATATTTTCGTAAAATGTAACAGAAGGGAGTCCGCTGTAGTAGCAGTACTCCTCTTCTTTTAAATTGTTATCTTTGCTTGTCATTTTGAAATTGACCGCTGTATAACTTATCTTCAGCCACTTCGTCACATTCATGAAAATACATTTGTCCTACTCTTGCATCTTGTTCAATAAAGATTGTAGCAGTAACGATCATGATTGTTCCCATGTTATCCGTTTCGAATCCCGGATCAAAAATTGATGATGCTATAATTGCTCCGTTACGTAGTAATGAAGAACGTTGACGTATCATTCCTACTCGATTTGCAGCAATTTTACATCCTTCATGAAATGTAATATCATATGCTCCTGGTTGAAGTAACCATCCTTTATAACCGTCTATATTTGTATGTTCTACAGGTGTATAATTATTTAATTTGGTTTTATCTTTCAATACCATTCCTATATTAGGTCTACTTGAATTATTATCTTTACCTATTACATTAATGGATTTAGCTGATAGATCGTATCCAACTTGAGCTGGTTTACCTTTGCTAAATTCGGTCTTAACTAAACCTTGTTCTAATATTTGTTCTGCGTTTAACATTAATCTTTTAATTTAATCATTTCTAATACTTCTGTTTTTGCTGTTTTAGTGTGATCAGCAAACACTCCTGATACTTCGCTAGTTACCATAGATGCTCCTTGGTGTTTAACACCTCTACAAGATACACATTGGTGTCCTGCTTGAATCATTACAATTACACCAACATTTCCCTCACAAATTGTATTTACAGCATTATGAATAGCTACTGTTAATTGTTCCTGAATAGCACCTCTACGTCCAAAATGTTCTACAATACGATTTAATTTAGATAAACCTATTACTTTACCATCTTTACCAGGTACATAACCAATATGTACTTTACCTAAAATTGCTTGGTGGTGATGTGAACACATTGAAGTAACAGGAATATCACGTTGCAATACAATACCACCATAACCATCACTTGGGAATGCTGTAATATCACTTGGTAAATTATATCTACCAGCCCATAGATCAAACACGTATGCTTTAGCTACACGACGAGGTGTTTCCATACTGTTTGGATCGTTTCTCCAATCAACTCCCAATGCATCTAAGAATTCACCATATGCTTTTTCTGCATTAGATACAATAGTCCATTTTTCTTCATCGTTTAATGAACGATGTTGGTCTTGTTTAATTAAATTACTTAATTGAGTGGATATACCGTTTGCACATCCAGATTGTGCTGTTTCTAATGACTCAACATTAGTGATTTTTCGTCTTTTATTTTCCATATTTTAAATGTAATGATTTAGTTCTGATGATCCAAATATTGTTGTATTGTTACATTGTTTTAAATTTCCAAATGTACCCATAAGCACTTTTTCTTTTTCCTAAACAACATTCTGATAATGCTGATGGTTGTTTATTTAATGATTTTGCGGCTGTACTTGCATTTGACCATTCTCTTATTAAATTGTTTTGTTTATCTAATTGAAGAATAGGTTTACTTAAACTTTCTTTAATCCAATCATTTTTTCTACCTAAAAGTTTTTTTGATATTTTTTGATTTCTTTCTGATTTCTCTTGGTAATGAAATTGATTTGATTCTTTTATTTTTAAATTTCTTTCTATATTTGAATAACATTTATGTCCTATTTTTGAATAAGAAATCTTAGTACAAGTTTCTTTACTAAATTTAGTACTTTTTAATCTTTTACTAACATCTGGTCGTTTTGTTCCTTTAAGTTTAATAGAAGTATTAGGTCGAGGAGTTAAACTCATTTTATTTCGCACTTCCAAAGAATGAAATTCAGGTCCACCACCTCCTCTATTCTGATTATTTAAATTGAAACCCCATTGTCTAAATTGTTCTATCCAATAACATTCCCAACTTCTCCAATCATTTTCTTCAATATAATCTAATTCAAAAATACTTATTTTTTGTTTTAGTCTTTTTTGATGTTGAGATTCCCTTTTAGTTAAGGAATTTTTAGTTTTCCCTATATAAATGGGAGTCTCATTTTCATCAAAAATACAATATATGTAAACTTTCATATTCTAGCAATTATGTGGTACTACTATAAATATCATAAAGTTTAAAGAAATTTAAGAGGATTGATGTTCAGCTAATACTTTAGAAACATGAGCTACTACTTTATCCCAAGAAGCTATACCATCTTCATCTTCATAAATCACAGGATCGGGACGGCCCAATTTAATAAATGCTTCTACTCTTTCAACTGATGAAGCACTTTTGTAATCTGAATTACCACTTGGGTATGGTTTATAACTTGTATTAGTACGTTTATAAACTTCATTAAAATCTAATCCTAATTCATTACAAAGAATTTGACCATTTACTAGAATATCATATTTCATACCTTCAAGATATGGTGTAAAATATCCCACTCTTTCCGCATCCCAATTTCCTACTCTAAAAGCATGATCATCAGCGTCTCTAAATTCTTGTCTACAATCTGGATAGACTCCAAAATCACCAGCATGAATACCTAAAGCGATATCACAAGTTTCTTTTGTTTTATTAGCAACAGATAAAGCTACTGCCTGTACTATTGAAGCAAACATTTTGTTACGATTAGGAACAACCGTCTCTTTTTGATTTGATTGCTCATAATGTCCTTCAGGTACATCTTCACCTCCTGTTACTAAAGCTGAATCTAATAAATCAACCAATCCGTTTAATTGGATTTGACGATAATTAATTTTTGAGTATGGAATATCTTCAGCTAATATACCATGTTCAAAATCCAAATCATAAGCACAATTTAAATAATCTACTAATAATTGAGCACGTTCTAGCTCTACTCTGTGTTTTTGTCCGTAGTCAAATGAGATAGCTGTTACAGTATCATATTCTTTTAAACATCTAAGTAATAAAGTACTTGAGTCCATTCCTCCACTTAAGGATACTACAACATGTTTTTTAGGTTGTTGGGTTTCGTTTTGAAAATATCTTTCTAAAAAATATCTAGGATATAAAGCAACTGTACCTTTATATTTTGGATTTGATATTTTTCTAGACTGAACAAATACGTCTAATTCTTTTGATTTTTTAAATATCTTTGCACCTAGTTCCTTACCAGCTGCTGTTCCCAAAAACTCATATAATGATACATATTGGAATGGATTTTGTGTTTTATCTTGCATAACTTTATTTATTTTATTTTTAAGTGATTTTTTTCTAAATATTCCCATAGCGATTCGTGAGAGTAACAAATAGGAGTTCCATCTGCTTCATTTGCTGTTAATGTACCTTGTCCATAATCATTTTCATAACAGAACCAAGAATACCATTCATATCCATCTTCACCATATATCTCTTTAATTAAGGTTGATATAATTACATGATATCCATCTACAAATTCTATTAAATCGATTTTTAATTTATAAGCTTCATCAATTTGTCTATCTAATACTTGTTGTCTTAAAATTACTTTTAAAAAATTTTCGTATGTCATATTATTTACTTAAATTTACAATATTTCTAAACATCTTTACATTATCGTGAATATAATTAATATTTGGCATTACATCTTTATCAAAGAAATCTTTCATTGTTTCTTTAGGTTTATCTAATAAACCAAACATAGAATATGTTTCTTTCTTTGCCCCTACTAATATTGGATTTGATGTATCTACTGATTTGATGAATTTATATCCTTTATAATACATAAATTCTTGTGGTAGTGTAGCACCTAATAAATGTACATAAGCATCATTTCTATCAAATAATTCATACATGAAATTTACTAACTGGATTCTGCCCATCATCTTAGATACTAATTTATTTTTATGAGGGAATGCTCTAAGATATGATGTTGATGAGTGATTAAGAGCAAAATGACGATATCCTAAATCATAACATAATTTATATAATAATCTAATCTCATCAAATTTCTCTCCCTGTAATACTACCATCAATTTAGTTTCAGGATTAATAGATAATTCAGACCATTCTTTAGCATGACTATATGTTTTATAAAAGTCATTCCACTCGTCAGGTACTATGAATATATCGGGTTTTAATTCGTTATTCAAATTAATTAATTGCTCTGTAGTGTATGTTTCGCCCTCAAATAAACCGTTGTCTAAAATGGAGAAACGTCCTTCCTCTTTACATTTTAAATAGAATTCTTTATATTCAGGATATCTAAAGTAAAAATAAGGTAAAACATATTCATAATCGTTAATTGTTTTACTCCAAGGGAGTAATTGCAAAGGTACTTCATGTGAAATTTTCATTGATAATGGATTAATTTTTCTTTTAAGTTATTAATTCTTATTTGATAATACCACTTACCTAACCAACTAGATGCTTGTTTTTGTTTTTTGATAAATTGTTCTATTTGTTTATTAATTGGTCTATTAATTTTTTCTAACATATCTATATCATAATAGCTATTATTTTCTAGATTTGCTATTGCTGGATCTTCGGGTTTATTTTTGTCTGCTAATCTTTTATAAAAATTATCCTTCATATATAGCAGTATTTTTAGCATGTTCCATAAATTCTACTCTTGTAATTTTAACTCTACCTTCTGTTTCTTCATGAATGAATGTATTTAATTTTTTATAGATATATTTTGCAAATTGTTCAGCTCCTACTGCTGGAATAATTCTTAATTGAATGATACCATCAAAATGCATTTGTTTAAAACTTTCTAAATAAGGATCATCATCTGTTATAATTGTAGTATGATCAAACATATAATCCATCCATGCTTTTGGATTCATACCCTCAATAGTTCCTTTAGCACGCTTCATGCCTCCGAAATCCCAAACCCAATTACGTTCGTCTAATTCACCTTCAAACCATACTCTAAATGATATAGCATATCCGTGAAGATATTTGCAATGCGTTGTTTCTGCTTTCCATTGACGAAATACACAACTGAATCCGTCAAATAATTTTGTTGATTGAAATTTTCCCATTTTATTTTGTTGTTGAAGTTGATGTTTTCCCAAACAATATTGATGCTAAAAAATTTATACCTACTGCTTGCCAGAAGGTAAGTGTTGGTAACCCGAATATTACAGGCATTAACCAATTCCATAATAACATTAGTGGTAAACCTAATAGTAAGCATACTAAACAAAGTAATGCCATAATTCCTAAAAAACCTTGTAAAAATTCCATATTATTCTTCTATTAATGATTTTAATATTAATTCTAACTTTTCATCCATTGAAGATAATAAATTTTCTATGGATTTCAAAGTATCTTGTTGGTTATCTTCAGTAACTTTAAGTTCTTGAAGATATTTTGATTTTTCTTCTAATTCTTTTAAAATATCTTTCATTTTGTAAATTTATATAATGTATTTTCTTTAATAGTATTGT